GGCGGGCTTTCGCCCGCCCCACGCCTACAGACCACGGTTAGGAGTCGCAAACGCCCAACGTGGCAAACGCATCGCTTCCAGAGAAGCTGGAGCTGTCCGGCACAGCGCAGTCCGGCAGACCGAGGTCCGCGGTGCAGCGCTTGTAGAGGATGGGGACGACGTGCTGCGGCCGAATCGGCTGGTAGGCACGAGTAATCTGATACTTGTGCCAGCCGAAGTCGCCGAACTGGTTACAGTCGTTGTCCACGATGTAGTGCCACTCCAGCTCACCCATGTGAAGCTGCGGGGCATACTTGAACGTGCCTTCGCCGACATACTTCTCGGGCACCAGCCGGTTGAAGGTGTTGTCGAACATCAGGAACCCGACCTCGTAGGTCGCGGCCAACCACGCGGGGTTGATTTTCGCGAATGCCGTGTTCTTCGACACGTTCGCGACGTTCACGACGGGGTCAACCAGAATCAGGTTGCCGTCGCCGTCGAAACCAGTGGCGCGGAGCGGACGCTGGTCCACACCGAAGGCGATGCCGCGGTAAGCGGGGGCCTCTTCGAACTGGTAGGCGCTGACCGATTGCTCGCCCAGCTTGTATCCACCGGTCGTCAGACCGATGAGGATTTCCTTCACGCCAATTTCATTGCGGAAACTCTCGATGATGTCGGAGCTGCCGATGAAGCGAGCGTGGGGCATACCCTTGCCTTCGCTGTCGAACATGGAGGCGAACAACGCCTCTTTGACGAACCGCGTGACGTAGTGCAGAGCCTTGAAGCTGAGCGGACCCGTCGGATTGAGCGGAGCGAACTGGACGCCGAGGTCCGTTTCGGTTCCACCGGTGAACAGCGAGTCGAAGTCGTAACCCGCGACCGCGTTAAATTTCGACGCCGAACGCAGATAGAGCTGCGCGCGAATATCGGAATTCACGTATTGGGTAATCAGCTTACGGAGCGAATCTTCGGCCGAGAGGTAGCTCGACTTGAAGGCCGCGTAGCCTTTCTTGACACACACGCGAGGACCGCGACCGCGCTTGGTTTCCAAGCGAGCCGTGAAATCAATCGCGTCGGTGAGGTCCTGGATGCCGTTGGTTCCGCAGACTTCAGTGTCGCACTGAAAAGTCGGGAGAGCCAGCGAGTCGCCAGGAGCCGCCTGCATTTGAACGGGAAACCTTATTTCATCGGAAACCCCTGATGGAAAGACACCTCCACCGATGACATTGATGAACACGCTGTTTGCAGCGAGAGTTTTCGCCACAGTCCCTACGAGACGGGACACGTCTTTTTGCGCAATCTCAGAAATCTGGTCTGCGCTGTTACATTCTCCAGCCATAAAAAACCTAGTTGGTTTCTGTCCTCGGGAAATATCCGTCGGACGGTTTTCCTCGCAATTGGGCTGCGAAGTTACCCTGTCAGCGCCGGCCAGCCGCCAGACAGTTTAGGCCGATTGCCCCAGACCAGTAGGGCCGTTAGGTCGTAGGAGAAGTGTCCCGAAAACCGAAAAAGTCAAGAGGGATTCTGCTTATGCTCGCGAAGGTAGGTTGCGGCCAGCTCAAGCCGCTCGGGGGAATCACCAAACTTTCCCAGTCCGGTGTTGCATTCAAAACAGAGTAGGCCCCGCAACTTGCCGGTAACATGGTCATGGTCAATGTGTAGAACCTGACCGCGACCACCGTGTTTGGGTTTGGGGCAGCCGCATATCGCGCATCGGTTTGCCTGCGACTCCGCCATGGCGTCCCGCTGTGCAGAGGTTATCCCATGTGTCCGCATATAGGCGGCGTTTCGGTTACATTCAGCCGCCCGAGCCTTATTTTTCAGCGCCCAGCCGCGGTTCCGAGCCAAAACCGCGCCCCGGTTCGCCGCGTAATATGCAACATGCCGGGCCTTTTTGCATTCGCGACAGTGACAATCAAGCCCGCCCTTGTATTTCGCGGATTTATGAAATGCCTCGGGGGGCTTAGTCTGTCCGCACTTTGTGCAAGTCTTCACACCTATCCCAGTGTGGACTTTTCCGCGAATGTCAAGACCCCAACGTCATTCGCTGCAAGAAGCCCCGATACGTCCGCTCCAGGCCCTCCGGAAAATCCACCTTCGGACGCCAGCCCAGGCCGCGGATGAACGAATTGTCCAGCACCTTGCGGGGGACGCCCGTCGGCTTAGAGTCGTCGAAGAAGAGGGCGCCCTGGTAGCCGACCACGCGGCGGACCTCGTCGGCAATCGCGCGGATGGTCCATTCGTCGCCGCTGCCGGTGTTCACCGGCTCCCGGCCGTCGTAGGCGTGCATCAGGAAAAGCAGGGCCACAGCGAGGTCATCCGCATAAAGCAGCTCGCGCTTGGCCGTCCCGTCGCCCCAGACCGCCAGCTCCGGCAGCCCCAGCATTTTGGCTTGGTGCATGCGCGTAATTAGCCCGGGGACGACGTGCGACCGCGCGGCGTCGAACCGGTCGCCCGGCCCGTAGAGGTTCGGCGGCTGGGCGCAGATGAAGTTTTTCCCCTGCTCGTCCCGGAGGTATTGGCAGAGCCGGATGCCGGCAAACTTGGCGATGCCGTAGGCCTCGGTCGTCGGCTCGAACGGCCCGGTGAGCAGCGCGTCCGGCGTGATTGGCTGGGTGGCGTTCTTCGGGTAGATGCAGGACGACCCCAAAAAGAGCAGCTTCTTCACGCCATACGCCGCCGCGTTCGTGATGACGTTGGTCTGGATGGCGAGGTTCTTGAGCAAGAAGTCCACGCGGTGCGTGTCGTTGGCCAGGATGCCGCCGACGTGCGCCGCGCACAGGAAGACGTATTCGATGTTGTGGACAGAGAAGAACCAACGGACGAGGTCCGGCTTGGTGAGGTCCATCTCGGCGGAGGTCGCCGTCACGATGTTGTGGAAGCCCCGCACGCGGAGCAGTCGAAGCACGGCATCCCCGACGAGTCCGCGGTGGCCGGCGACATAGATTTTGGAGTCCAAGTTCATTTGAAAATATCTTCCAGTCCGGACATGGGGCATTCAGACGGCGGCGCCGGCAGGCTATTAAGAGCGCGAATCATCTCGGACTTGGGGTATCCCAAGCGCGTGCAGGTGTCCTCCGGCAGCCATTCCAGATATCGCTCGGCCAAAAATCGGTGCTTGGGGTCGGACAGCGTCTCCATCCATTTTTGCACACTCTCATTGACGGGATGCGTGTGCTTGGGTATTCCCACGGCGTCGCCCATTCGCCCGAACGGCTTCGGCTTGGTGCCGTAGTTCAACATGTCTGGCTCAAACGGCAGTTCGAGTCGGTCGCATAGGAGCGAGAATTCCGGTTCGGGATGCTGCGCGAAGTTCTCGTATCGAAACTGGATAGAGTCGCCCTTGAAGAAGTCGAGAGCTGCCGCCATGTGACGCGGGCCGTTTTTCAGGTCCGGCAGGTGGCCGTGAAATGCGTGCCACTCGCCCTTAAGCCAGGAGTCCAGCGTGGACGCCAGAATCGCTAGCGGGTTGCGGAGGATAAACACGAATTTCGCCGCCGGGAACACGCGCTTCAGTTCAGGAGCGATGTAAAAATATCGGGGGGTCTTGTCGAGGAAACACTGTTTGTCGGCGGGTGTGACCCCGTTGTAGAGCCCGCAGAACAGGTGTCGCAGTCCCTCGACATACGCCTGCTCGCCGCCGGGGAGAACTTGGCAGAAATCCTTCAACCCTTCGCGCGCGAGATTGGCGTCGTAATCCGCCGTGTGGCCAGCGTCGCGCAACGCGTAGAGCGGGTGGAGCATAATCCAGGGTTCGGCGGTCGCGAAAATTTTCGAGTGGCCCGCGAGCACGCGCTGAACGAGCGTGGTGCCGGAGCGCGGCGTGCCGATTGCGAAAATCAGATTTTCTCCCAGGGGTCCAATCACAGGTATTTCTTTCGGACTAGCTCGCGCACGTCGTCGGTCTTGCACCCGTGCAGGTAGCTGACGCCTGCGTCAAGCAGCGCGTTGTAGGTCTCCTGGGTGACCTGCGGACAGCGCCACCAAGACCGCATCTGTTTACAGTCGGCCCAGCCCATGCGCTTGAATTGCGGTGCAAGAATCCAGTCCCAGCCCGCGCGCGGCGTGCAACCGCCCAGCTTGCGGGTGAACCAGTGCAGAAAAGACATGTCGCCAGAGACGAAGCAGTTGCCGTTGATATGCTGCTTCCCGGCGGTCGGCACGCCGTCGGCAATCAATGGGCCGAATACGCGAACTGGTTTGACCGCGTTCGCCTCGTCCCACGCGCGCGAGAGGTCCTCTATCCAGCCCGTCCGAAGTGGCGCACCGTCCGCCTCCAAAAGGAGGACAGCCTTGTAAGGAGGGATACGCCGGGCCGCACCGTAATCGTGGACGTAATCGAGAGTGCCGAAGACGATGTCGTTGCAGCCGGCAGGCCAACCCACGCCCCGGCGTCCGCGACAAATGTTTGTGTGGACTTTGAATTTTCGGGAGACATACTGAATGGTGTCGAGGTCATGCGTGCAGTCGAAGCGCGCAGAGAAAAGCACGTCGGCGGACTCGGACATACGCGGTTCCAGGTCGGCGACCAGCCGCGCAAGTTTGCACATCATGGCCTTGTCACCTTCCCAGAACAGGAACGAGAGGAGAATTTTATCGGGTCGGTTTGCCATAACAGTAGCTGCCGATGTGGCCGCAGAGACAGCCCATGTCCACGAAGGGTTGGTGCCCCGCCTGGGCCGCGCGCACACAAAACTGCACGTCTTCCCCCATGCCTAGGCTGGAGTTTCGTTTTGAAATCGTCAGCGCGTCGCTGATAAAGCGCATCGCCGCTGCGGGGTCCGCCATCGCGACGGCTTTCTCCACAGCTGCGCGCAGGTCGTGCTCGGAGCTGGTGAACCACTGGCCCCCGAGCCCGTTCGCGCCGCGCGCGAGGTGCGGGAATTTCTTCTCTATGTCCTCGAACACGGACCGGTGGACCAGCATGCTGCCGGTGCCGACCCAGCGTGTGGGTTTGCACTCATCATGCGGGCCGGACCGCGCATACTTCAGTTCTTGCGCGTCGCAACCTTCGCCATACATCGCTTTGCCGTTTTCCCAACGACCCATGTATAGTGCGCCAACCAAGGTCTTACCGTGGGAGAGAAGGCGGTCAATGACGTGGAGTCCGGCAAAGCGCTCAGGCAGATTGAAGCCAGTGAACGAATTAAAAAGTTGAGCATTGCCAAATGGGACGACCATGTCGTCGTCGATGGTTAGCAGCCACTCCATCTTTGTTCGGAGGAATTGGTCGGCCAGTTTGTTTCGAGAATGAACAATGAACGCATCGCCGAAGTCCAGCATCGATGCCGTCTGCGCCGTCTTCGCACGGTTCAGCAGAGACATCACCGAAAAAGCCATCCGTGGCTCCATCGATTTGTAACTCGGTAGGCAGATGCAGACCTGTCGGCTCATTGCTTGGCTTCCACTTCAGCCCGGTGCCGGTCGAGCGCATCGCCGGGCTTCTCGTTGATGCCGGCGCCCACCGCATTCGGTGCGTTGGTCGTGGCCGGCGTCTCGCGCAGGCGATTGGTCGAGCCCTTCTTGACCTTTTCAAGGAGCGCCTTGGCGGCGGTCAGCTCGGCGGTCAGCTTCTCCACCTCGGCCTTGTGCGAACTGATGGCGGACGTGTAGTCCACGCGCAGCTTCATCAGCTGGGCCAGACCGACGGCGAGGAACGACCGCATCTCGGGGCTGTCGTCTTCCATCGCTTCCTTGATGGCTTCCTTGGTGTCGTTGAGCATTTTGTTGTGCTCCACGATGGACGCCTTCTCGGCCTCGGTGGATTTGTCCGTGGGTTTCTTCTCCACGAACCAGTCCATCTTCGGCAACATCGAGTCCAGCGACTTCGAGGCCTGCGCGCGAAAAGCCTGCTTGCTCTGCTCACCGGCCTGGGCGCGCTGGGTCAAAAACTCTTCGGAGTTTTTCTTGGCCGCGGCGACGGCGGCGGCTTTCTTGTCGCGGAGGTCTTCGAGCTGGGTCAGCTTCACTTCGATGAAGCGGCGGGCCTGCGACGGAATCTTTTCGAGGATGGGGTCCCACTGCACCTTGAAGATGCCGCCCATTCCCTTGATTTTTTCGATGGTCGTATCGGCCACGCCCACTGCCTTCAGCCGTCCGTAGATGGACTCGGCGTTCGAGTTGTGCTCGTCGTCGAATTTCTTGAACTCCGGGTCCGCCTCCACGTCCAGCTTGCGCCGGAATTCACGAAGCTCCTTCAGCTCCTGCTCGACCTTCGGGTCCACGCGGCCGGCTTTCTCGGACAGCTCCTTGTATTTCTTGTCCAGCTCGTCGCGCTCCGCCTGGAGCGTGGCTACCTTTTCCTTGGCGAGCCGCTTGACGTTCTCGAACGCCTCCGCGGCCTTAGGCTTGAGGTTAGCCGGCGGGGCCACGTCGAACGGGTCGGCCGGCGCCGGGTCGGGCTTCGGTTCGGGGGCCGGGTCCGGCTTGGGCTCGGTCGGGGGCGTAGCCGGCACGATGGGCGCGGGTTCCGCGGGCTTCAAAAACTTGCCATCAGGTCCGCGCGCGGGCGTCGGCGTGGGGTCGGGCTTGGCCGGCGGCGTGGGCTGGTTGTCGTCCTGCTGTTGCTTCAACAAGTCGTCCAGCGCGCTCGATGTCTCGGCGGAGATGGACGGCATGTTCGCGCTGAGGTCAGCGCCGGGTGCGTTGGGGTTCGTGGGAGCGGGCATAGGTTACTCTGTAGGGTTTTCGTCCTCGGGAAGCTGAAGCTCCTTCGGCCAATTCTCGTTTGCGTCGAGGTCCGGGTATCGGCTCTCGGGTTCCGGCTGCGGCGGCTGGTGCGATTGCAGGTCCAGAAAAGTTTGCACTGCGCGTTGGTAGCCCTCGCGCAGAAGGGTTGACACGAGCAACGTGTGAGGCGTGCTAGGGTCGAAAGGTGGAAGCTGGTAGAGCGTGGACGCCAGGGCCGCGGCCCCAGTGTTCGAGGCGATGAAGTCCTTGAGAATTTTCGCGTTGGTGCTATCCCATGCGATGGGTTCGTTTGCGTTCATGGTCTGTAGGGGACCGGATTAGATGGCTGGTGCTGGGGCGGCTTCGGGTGGTGCGGGTTCGGGGGCGGGCGCGGCCTCGGGCGCCGGCTCGGGCGCAGCGGGTGACACGCCAGGGATTGGTTGACCGTTTTCGTCGAGGGGGCCAGGAGGAGCGCCCGCCTGAAGTTCGGCGTGGCGCTGCTCGGCTGCGGCCTGTTGCTGAGCCGCCTCGGCGAGCTTCGGCATTTCGGCTGCGAGTTTGTTGATGATGTCCGTGAAGGGGGCCATGTCCTGCTTGCTCACGCCCACTTGCAGGCCGGCCTGCTCGTGCATCTTCGCGTGCTTCAGGATTGCCATCAGCGTCGGCAGCGCGTGCGGGTCTTGGACGACGTGCTGCGCGGTCGTTTCCAGCGCCGGCATCAAAACGCCGAGGTGGATGAGGTGGCCGTCGCGCGGTGACACCGGCACGTCCGCGTTTTGCGGGATGATGATGGACGCCAGCTCCAGCATTTGCTGCCGGGCCTGCTCCGCCTGCTCCGTCGGGTCGTTGTCGGGCAAAAGCACGGCGTCGGCGAATTCCTCGTCGATGAGCGCGGTGAGTTTGCGCCGCTCCATCTCTTTTCCGTTGTAAAGCGGGTTGCCGCGGGCTTCCTGCGCGATGATTACGATTTGCTGGCGCTCGATTTCGGTGTAGTCCTTCACCGTCTCGGCCGAAGGCATATTCGCGAGCATGTCCAACTCCTCGCGCGACATAATTTTCAACAGGCGGTCCTGCATCGCCTTCGCATCGTCCTCGGAAGTGTTCGGGTCGCACATGCGCTTCTGCATGGGCGTCACCATCGCCGAAAATTGCGTGAGGAACCGCGAGATGATGTTGTCCTTGGTCTCTTCCTCGCGTGAGGCGAGAAAATCCACCGCGGCTTTGGTCACCCGCTCGCCTTCGAGCGCTTTGGGCGTCGTGGCGCCGGCCATCTGGTCCAAAAGGTTCGTCAGGAACTGGTCCAGCTGGATAAACGGCTCGACGGCGGCGTCCAGCTTGCGTTCCGACACGCTGTAGCCCTGCGCGATGAGAATCGCGTTGCCGACGACCGACATTCGGAAGCGCTTGAGGACTTTTTCGTCCGCTTGGATGATAACTTTGCCGGAAAGGTTGAGCCGGTCCACCACTTCGTTGCGCGAACGGTCGATGATGCCGGCGATGGAGTAAAGTTCGCGCCCGATTCCCTTCGAGCCGTGGATTGTGCCGTTGCCCTGCTGGAAAGTGAAGAAGTGGGCCGCATCCCACATGCTTTCGTATTGGTCTTCGCTCGTGAACAGCTCGGTGAACGTCTTTTCCTCGAAAATGTAGTGGGAAACCTTGCCGTCAATCTCCGTCGCGAGCAAATGCCACACGACTACGACCCGCGCGCCGGACTCGTGGCTCAGCCCGAGGTTCGACTCGCGAATCAGGTCCTCGTAAACGCGTTCCCACGCCGAATACTGCGAGCGCCGGTCCTGGGGCATCGATGCGTTGAGCATCATCACCGCGTTTTCGATGTTCCAGCCGCGCGCGATGGCGGATTCCTTGTCGCGGATGAGGTCGAACAGCTCGTGGAGCAGGAAAACTTCCTTCAGGCCGACGACCTGGGCCTTGCCGGGCGTCGGTTTCGTGCCGGTCGGAATCGCCATGAAGTCCTGGCGGAAAAATTTCGGGAACCAGCTGAACTCGTCGAGGTGCGCGACGGCCGCGAACCCGAAAAGTGCGTTCTCCTGCGCCAAGTCACCGAGAAAATCTCGCCAACCGGGACGATTGCGCGCGGTCGAGGTGATTTCGCGACGGAAGGCCTCGGTTTTTTCGGCGGCGCCCTCAATGTCCTCGGGTAGCGAGGAGTTGGTGATGTATTTCGTGGCCTCGACCGCCTGCACGAAGCGCGGCGCGACCTTTTCGACCAGCATCGCGAGGACCTTCGTTGAAAAATTTGCTTTCCAAGCCAGCCCTTCGTTCTCCAACGAGTCGGTGCGGTGCGGCTTCTCGCTGTTGACCTTCGCCTGGATGCGCGCGTTCTTGATGTTGCGCTCGCGCGAGGCGGCGAGCAGCGTCATTATGATGTTCTTCGCCTGAATCGCATCCCGAATCGCCCGGTTGCCGGGCTTCAGGTTCTTGCTCAGGTCGGGCGGAGATACCGCTCCCTTGAAATCCCCGGGCGGCGTGCTGCCGTAGGCGGGCTCTGGTGTCGATGGAGTGAGAGGCATCTTCTTCTTAAGTGCAGATTTTCAGACGTTTGTCAAGGGCCAGCGATGGTCGGGGCATTTCTCGGTGGCGAGCTTGGCTTTCGCGGCCACGAAACAGCCGCACAGCTCGCACTGCTTGGTCTTCGGCAGGAAGTGCGGGCACCGGTGGCAGGCGTCCAGGCGCTGCCCCTCGATTTTTTCGCCCACGAAAACTTTGGAGCCGGTGGAGACCGCAACCACCACGCGCTTAAGGGCTTTTACCGCGTTTTTCGCTTCTTTCCGCATGAGGTGCATCCGACGTTCTGTTGTGGCATAACTCGTTTCGGCCGAGACGTTTGCGTGCTCCGGCAGTAGCCGGGGAAGTTCCTGCACAGCTGGGCGTTGACCTCCTCGGCGGGGTCCCCCACCGCTAAGTGATTGATGACACGATAGTTAATCACGCGCGCGATGAGCTGGGCCTTAGACGCGCCGCGGTGCTTAACCTCCTGGGCATCAACGAATACCCAGCCACCGGGCGGGTGCAGTCCCGGGTTGAATTTCACGCTCATAATTCGAGGTCGTCCACCGCGGTGTCGAGGTCTTCGAACCGGTTCATCCGGTCGCAGCCTATGTCCCGCTCGTGCGGGTTCCATTCGTCCGTCTGGGTCTCAACCGGCTCCACGTCCGTGTCGCCGGCCATGCTGGGCGTGAACCCGAAGCCCTTGCGACAAGCCTGTAGGAAAAGCGTGAAGGCGTCCGCGTTGTCCGGGGACTTGCCGGCGTGCCGGGACTTGTATTCCTTCTTGGACTCGACGTGCGACTTCTTGCCGACCATCCGGAACAGCCGGTCCGTCAGCTCGGGATACAGCTCGCCGGAGTCCAGCTCGAACGCGACGAACAGGTATTTGAACTCCAGCCACCGGCGCAGCGCGAACCACAACTCCGAGTTGACGCGGTCGTAGAGTTCCTTGGCGGTGTCCTCGTCTTCGAGGAACACCCGAACGTCCGAGGCGCCCTCGTAGAAGTTCACGCCGATGACCATGGGCGACCAGCGCGCGCGCATGTAGTCATAGACGCCCTGGCCGTTGCCGGTCCGGTCCACCGCGAGGTGCTCCGGCCGAATCTTCAGCGCGCGGCACAGCCGCATAATTTCGTCGCCCACCGCGAAGGTGTCCCCGTTGGCGATGGGGAAAATCTTTTCGGCCAGGGCGAGATACTTCGGCGCCTTGTGTCCGTTGCGGTCCGTGAACCAAATCGTTTCGCCTTCGGGGTGCTTCAGGCTCGGCCCCAGCTTCACGCCGGCGGCGCGACCGAAAAGACCCTTGCACAGCCGGCATGCGTCACCGCCTTCGAGCGCGAGGTCGGCCCCCGCGACCGGCGTCGGCGTGTCATACCAGATGACGCTGCACTTCAGGTTGAGCGTGAGCCCGGTCGGGATGACCGCGAGCGCCACACCGATGGGCGGGTAGCAGCCGCGCACCATCGTCCAGTAGCCGGGCGAGTCCAGCCCGCCGGCATTCGCCACGATTTGCAGCATGCCCTCGTAGGTCTGCATGCCCGGGAAAACCTCGCGCTTCTCCTTAATGTTCTCCGACTGCATCGCGTCCAGTCGCACCACGAACCAGCCGCGCGTGGACAGCCACTCGAAGTGCAGCTCGGGGTCGAACGAGCCCCAGCCGAAGGTCGGCTCGGTGCGAATGCCCACGTCGTTGTTCCGGTCGTCGGGGTTGAACGCGCCATAGACCTTCAGCCCGCCGCGCTTCGACGTGTTCGAAAGCAGGTTGTCGATATCGTGCCAGAGTCCCTTGGGCAGGTTGCTGATTTCGTCCACGAACACGAACAGCCGCGACGTCTCGCCGAACTCGGGGTGGGATTCCTTGCGCCGGAAGCGGGCGACACCTTGCAACCGGCCGGCGGCTTTCTTGCCCTGGGGAATCACCACGCCGCTGATGGACCCGCGCCGCTTGCGAAGGTCGAGTCCGATGAACAGCTTGCCGATTTCGCCCGGGAGCGGGATGGCGGATTCCCGGTGCAGCGTGACTAGGTGCGAAAAAAGGTTGGCCTCAAGATGGTCCTCGCTCGGGCCGAGGACGCGGACCGAAGTGTATTCGGGGTCGCGCAGCCACTCCAGGAAAAACCGAATCGCCATGCTGAACGATTTCGATTGCTTGCCGGCGCCCATGAGGAGACCGAAGTCGTGCTCGTCAACGGCGGACCAGACGCGCTTGGTGTGGTTGGGTCGGGGGTCGAACTGGTTGGGAGTCCAGAGGAGTTGTGCGGCTTCCTCGAACGCGCCGTTGGACAGCGCCCAGTGGAGGAGAATGTTGAGGAGTTCAAACGCTTTGGCCTTGGTGTCCACCGACTGCTTGGCGACCGATGGCGTCGTCTGCGCCGCCCAGGCGCGCACGAGCCGGGCCGCGTCAAAAATCTCGCCGGCATGCACCAGCTTCGCGGTCTCGCGAAGCAAACCTTTGGCCGGGTGTGAATCGGGGAGCGCCACGGGTCACCGGATTTTCTTCAGCGCGCGGGCCAGCCGAAAATAGCAGTGGCCCAGGGCGGCGAGGTATGTGTTACGCGGCCGACGCCGTAGAGCCAGCCAGACCTCGCCGATGGCGACGACGGTCGGCATCACCGTTAGGAGGAACCAGAGCTTCAGGTTGTCCAGCCCGCGCATAGAAAATGTGGGGCGCGTTGTTTAAGCCATTGACGCTGGCTGCCACGGGTGACGGGCTGCGGACGTTGCCCGCTGTCACCATTTACCCGCTGACAGGCCAGCCACTGGGCGCCCCACGCCGGAACATTTAGTTGCTCGGCCAAAACGGGCTGTCCTGTCAAATTGGTGGAGACTTTCTTTGGCTGGAATGCGGTGCCCCTGACCGCCTGCCCCGTTACCGAATCCTGGGGGCAGGACCTTCGACGACCAGCGTTAGCTGGAGGCTCGGCGAAAAAATTCATAGTGCCACCTAAGAAGTGGGCGGTTCTGGTGATTTGTCAAGCCTCATCACGGTGCTGGAGTGCCAGTAAGTCTGGCCCGACGGCGCCCGATGCCCGAGCTGGCGCAGCCGCTCCGCAATAACCTGATATGTCATCCCCCGCCGGCGCAGGTCGCGGATGACGACGAGGATGTGCCGCTCGTCCGCGTTCTCGGCCGGGTCCGGGTTGTCCCCGAACCGCCGCGGCCCGCCGCAGGGCCGGCCGGTCTTCGCCGCCGTGCGCCGCCGGCCGTCTTGCAGCTTCTTAACAATGACGGCTTTTTCCCACTGCGCCAGCGCGCCGAGCAGTTGCCGCAGTAACACGCGCGTCGGGTCGCCGTCCTTGCAGGTCAGTTCCTGGCCGGTGTCCGCAGCGAACACCTTGACGTTCTGCTCCTGGCACTTCACGAAAAAAAGTTCCTGGGCCATGAGGTCGCGCGCCACGCGGTCCGCGCGCTCGACGATGATGGCGCCCACGTCGCAGGCCACCGCGAGTTCCAGCATCTCGATGAGCATGAGCCGGTCCTCGAACGCCGCGCCGCCGGACTGCTGTTCCTCGAACGTGCGCGCGATGGTGAACCCGACGTGGTCCGCGTAGGCGCGCACCGCATCGCGCTGGCGCTCCAGCCCGTTCATGTCGAGCTGTTCCTTGGTGCTGACGCGCAGGTATGCGAAGGTCCTCATTGGATGACCACGGATTCCTTGGCATCATCAAAGAACAGCTTGCGCGCCTCGACCACCGTCACATCCTCGAATGCGATGGACCCGCAGTGGGAAACCACAACAGAATTTTTCCCGAAGCCATACGACTGGAGGTCCTCCAGCTTTTCCACAAGTTCGTCGAGGGTCACACGCACCTCCCCAGGTCGATGTTGGTCCACTCGCGCACCGTCTCGCCGGCCTCATAGATGGCGGGCACTACCACGGTCATGCGGACGTCCTCGCCGCACTCCGGGTAGCCCGGGTAGTGGTCCTCGGCGGAAAGTTCCGCGTTCCACTTCAAGAGCAGCGCCTTCAGGTCCGCCCGAAAAGCTGCTTCAACTTCAGCCATGGTCATGGTCGTCATAATTTTGCGATGTCGTCTAGCTCAATATTCCACCGCGCGAGCACCCTGTCAAGGTTGTCCGCATCGGATGCGTTCCGAAGCTGGCTACGCAGGTCCGGGAGCTGCTCCAAAATGGCTTTGGCAAAAGCCCGGTAGCGAAACTCCCGGCGGATGTGCCCCTGCATTTTGTCCGTGAACTGCTTGATGGAGTCCGACAGCTCGTGGCCGAACGTATAGGGCTCCCCGTTCCAGGGTATCTCAGTCGGGCGCGCGGGCTCGGCCTGCGGGCACGCGCAAAAACACTCGGGGTGTCCGCATCCCATGCAGCGGTCGTCAAGCATGCTCATTCGCTGTTCCCCCCGTAGGCATCCCACAGGTCCCGCGCATCCGGATACTTGCCGGTGTCATCGTGCTTGGCGAGCAGGTCGAAAAATTCCTGGACAGTGCCCTCGAAGGTTTTGAATTTTCCCGCCCCCCGCCGAGCGACTTCGCGCGACAGCACTTCCTCGACCTCCGACAACCGCGCGATGCGGCGGCGGAGCAGCGCCCGCGCGTTGAGCAGGTGGTTATCCTGCATGTCGGTGATTAGCATCACCACGCCCTCACGCGTGCGCCAGTGCGTAAGATGCGAAACCCGGAGCGGCTGTTTATCGATGCCCCAGACGACGCCGTAGCCCTTCAGCTCTTTCGCGGTCGCCGGCAGGCCGGCGGACAGCTTGCGCTTGATGCGCTTTCGCAGTTTCTTTTTGGCTTTCATTTTGGGTTTCAGATTGGCCGGCCAGTTCAGGTCGAACACCGGCCCGAAAAATTGAGCGGCCTGCATCAGGCCTTTCCCGTCCGGGTTTTCTCGGCGGCAGCGCGGGCTTCCGCGGTGGCCTTGACGGTTTTCTTGCGGGCGTTCGTCGCCTTGGCGAGCTTCCGCTGCTTGGCGGATTCGATGGCGTTGTTGATTCGTTGGATTGTGGCTAGGTCGTTCATTTGGTTTGATGGTTTCAGCCGGCGTTAAAAGAACTGAGGATAACCCCCGCCACCGAAAAAGGCGCGGCCACTCCCACGAGCCGGACGGTCACCTTGTCCCGGCTCGTCACCCAGCTCCCCCACTTCGGGGGATTGGCCCAGTCCATTTGGCCCCCGTTCGGGTGCCGGTCGCGCGCGGATTCCTCGTTCTCGGCGCAGACGACCGCCGCGTCGTATTCGTCGTAGTCGCAGGCATCGGTTCGTTCGATGATGTAGATGTTCATATTCTATCCTTACCAGTGCCATAGATTGGCGGGAAGTCAACCCCGGCGCGATAGTTTTCGATGAATTTGTTGATTTGGTCCGGGGTTCCCTCGACGAGGATTTCCGAACCGACGCGGTCGATGATGGTGAGCCCGGCGTCCGTCAACTCGGAAATGAGCGCGGTGGCCCGGGCTTCGTAGTTCGCGTAAACGTGGTAGTGGTTCATATCAGTATAAGTCACAAGGTGGTATTTCATGTCGCCCCTACAGTGCCAGAGTTTCCGTAGAAGTCAAGAGCCACGTCAGCTTTCCCCGGACGAAAAACGCGGTGAGCGGTTCGCCCTCCTGTAATAGCTGGCCGGCGAACCAGAACGCCGGGTGCAGCGTTTGCCCCGGCATCACGGGCTCGGGCAAAATGTCCTGGTCTGGCTTGAGCAGGTCGAGCCGGTCGTAGGGCGGCAGCATGGCGTGATACGCCTCCAGGATGCGCCGGTTACGCTCATCCCGGGCCGGCCGGGCCGCGGCGAGGCGCGCGCAGATTTCGTCGGGGGTCATGGATGGTAGGACCAGACAATAGATTGTTCAGTTCGGACGACCCGGTATGGCCGGAAGCGCGGCAGGCGTTTGATTGCTTCCATCGCAGTGGCCTTGGTTGGAAAAATAGCTGGCACCGTTGTGCTGGGCGACCACACCTCGTTAGAGTCACGGGACTCGACGCGATACTCCACAATTCGGACTTTGGATTCAGTCAGGTTCACCCCGTAACTTCGCACACGGACCCCAGGCTGTCAAGCCGAGGACTTCGAAATCACGTCCCAGGCCGGCCAGTAAAAGCCGTGCGCCTGATAGACGAGCCCCTTGCCAAGTAACTCGACCAACGCACTGGGGTCTTTGACCTTGGTGACGGGGAGCGGCTCGCCCAGCATCACGGCTTGGAGTTGCTCCAGTTCGGGGTCCGAGAGCCGGTCACGGAGTTTCATGGGGTGTCAAAAAGTCGCGTGCGAGGATTTTTCATAAAACCGTCGGGGTTGACTGAGCGCCGCCGGCCGGCCCCGCCTCCCCCCGTGCCGGCACCCCAACTTCGCGCCGCGGGCTGGCACGATTCTTGCTTCAGCACGCAAGCCCTTGGACCACAGCACGTTGACCGAGTGTCCAGGACCTGGGCACAGGGACCGAGGTGCTCGGCAATAAGTGCCGAGTGACCCGGTTCGTGTCCCGTTGCGAGTCTAGGCCGTTGTAGAGCGGCCAAGGTGCTGAGCGCCAAGGACCTCCAGGCCGCGCTT